AGTTACGTTTGCAGTGCTTGGGTACTTCTCAATGCCTTGATCTCGCCAGCGCTCGCCGCTGGCGAACGCGTACTCAATCCAGTCCTCGCCGGCATCGACCTGCTCGGCGGGAACAAGCGCTGGAATAAAAAGATGCCGTGCGCACCCCGCGCGCTGCTCGGCCAGACTCAGTGCGCGACCGTGCCGCTCGCAGCGCCACCCGTCCTCGATCGGACTGACGTGAACGCAGGTGCGACAGTGGATCTCCGCGGCGCGTGCGTCAGGGACATCCGGGTGACACACCGCGGCGTGATCGCACAGGCGGCACTGGTACCACGACGGATCGACGCTCACTCCGGGCGGCGGCGAAGCGGCCTCAATGATGCGACGAGCTTTCTCGAGTAGCTTTTCTGCAAAGTCTCGATCGACCTCGATCCGTTCAACATAAAGGTCATCCGTGTCCTTGCAGACCGCGACGTACAGGGCGCGCGCAATACCCGTCAGATGCATGTAGATCTGCATCTGCGCAAAATGCTGAGGCTTACTCGCGCGCACGCTTCGTCGGGCGCTCAGATCCGCAAAGCTCTTACCCGAGTGGGTCTTGAACTCGAGTACGTGCCACGTCTTTGGCGCCTCGGGGAGCCCACGCGCCACTCCATCGAGCGAGCCACCAAAGTGTCCCCCGTGTGCCTGCACGCGAAACTGACGGCCCGTCTCGGGATCCACATCGAGCACGGTCGCGCCGATGCGGCGCAGGTTCTGTACGAGCCGCGCCTCTTCCAACTGCCCCGTCTCAAAGAGGCGCAGTAAGCGCCCGGGATGACGAGCGCGACTGACCCAACGAAAGTCGTACCACAGCGCACGCTCGCAATCTTTCCCAATGAGCGAAGCGCCCAGGTGTGCCCGAAACCCGTCATCGCGATCGGCCTCATAGGCGGCGAAGATCGCCTCGCGGGTGGGGCTCACCACGATGGGAAGCTCAGCCACGGATCTCCTCCTCCCGCTCGTGCAGTGCTCGCGCACGCACGAGTGCGCTCCGCCAACGCTCCTCGTCATACTCGGCGCGCAGCACTTCAATGAGCGCATCCTTAAAGCGATCCCGGCGCACAGCCGGCGAGCGTCCGTTCAACCGAGCCAGCTGCGCCGACACAAGCGCGAGTTCCTGCTGCTTCAATCGCAACGCGGTCTTCGCGCGGTGGTACCAGGAGGCATCAAGTGATCGCCGATCGGCTTGCCGACGAATGTCGCTGGTGGCGATCTGGATACGAATCGAGACGATCTCATCTTTGAGCGCAGCCAGACGCTCCCGACACGCCTCAACCGTGGCGGGCGGTGTCATCTGCGGTGCGTGGTAAGGCTGATCCGACATCGACACTGCCTCAGCCCTGCTTCTTCCACGGCAGACCGTTCGCCGCCGCCGTCACCGCGGGCGCAACGGGTCGATAGGCAGGCGCTGCCACCGCAGGCGCCGAAGCCGAGGGGGCGACGGGCACAGCCCCCGGGCTTCGCGGCAAGTACCGAAGCGAGTTCGACTCGCCGTACATGCCCTTCGGCGGACGTACGCGCACATCAACGATGAGGGGTACGAGATGCAGCTGCTCGGAGTTACTGACCTGCATCTTGCCGACAGCGCGGCAGATGGAGGAGAGCGTCCGCTGTGCAATCTGAACGGTCTCAGGGTTTTGGTTGATGAGGTTCAATCGATCAAAAAGCTTTCGACCCTGATACTGCCCCTCGAGGATCTCGACCTCGAGGTAGAGGTACTGACCCATACCGTCCTTGGTCGGGCGCATCTCGCTTTGCACGATCTGCGAGAGATACCGACCGGGCGGCAGCACTTCATAAACGCTGTTCGGTTGAACGGTTGAAGCGTCAAACGTATGTCCAAGGGATGCCATTGCATGTACTCCTGTGTGAGCTGATGAATCGGGGGTCTTAAGACGGAAGCAACATCGACTGAATCGCGACCGGCATTGCCGTTGCGAACGCCTGCCACTCGAGCGGCAGCGTGTCAGGTAGGCCGTAGCGGTTTTTGGCGAGATATGCAGGACGCTCGGCGGTGTGAATCACACGCTCGCCGGAGCCTACTGCACGACTGATTTTTTTGTTGAAGCCGACGTCCGACTTCACAGTGGAGATGCGGTAGTTCGCAAAGAGCACGATGTCCGAGTGCTCTTGCAGCAGTGCTGCCGCACGGCTGTGCAGCTTGATGACATAACGATCGTACGGATCGTGCTCTGGACTATCGAAGCGTTTAATGTCGGTATGCGCAATCTGCACCACCGTCATGCCGCGATCGTCCCGAAGGGCGTTGAGCCCCTCGATGTACTGCCGCCAGAGCCCGAGTGCGGCCACATAGCCCTTTCCGTAGCCCGCGTCCTCGATCGAACCCCAGCCGTTATCGCGGCAGGCCTTGGCCCACACGAGCGGCTCGAGCCAGTCGACGCTATCGATGACCACAGTCGAAAACTCATGCGGCTCGCTGTAGAGCGCGGAAAGCGACTCCATCACCTCATCGAATGTGCGCGCGAGTGGAAAGTGCGCTGCGCCGAGTGTCCCGAGTCCATCCTCAGTGGCCACGAACACCGGCGCTTTAGCCTCGGCGGCGAAGGTCGTCTTGCCAACGCCCGCCACGCCGTGAATTAAGATACGCGGTGCCTTGGGCGCACTCGCCCGAGTGAGCTGTGCAAGGGAAATAGCCATCAGGAAACCTCCGAGAAGTGATCGTCATTAGCTGCTGCCGGTAGCGCATTCGGATCGACTCGCTCAAGGCGATACGTCGGCCGACCGGTCTTAAGCGTGCGTGCAGGTTCGAAGAGCTTGCGAACCGCCGGTGGCCACGCGTTGTATTTGGTCTCGGACACCTGAAAGCGCATCTCCACGTAGTGCGCCGGGTCCTCGCCCCACTTGCGCAGCGCCTCGACCGCTTCTTTGAGCTTTCGCTGGTCGTACTCGGCGCGCTTTGGGAGATCCGCTATGACTACGAACCCTTCGTCCTCGAGACGCACGATGCCTGTCGACTTACCGGCCTCTTGGCGTAATGCCTGCGCTCGCGCGCTGTAGCGATGATCGAGCTCGCCCTGCAGCATCTGGCGGTACTGATGAGCCCTCGCCTCCACGATCTCCACCTCGCGAAGCAGTTGGTCGAGATCGCTTAACGAGCGTGTCGAGAGCTCACCGAGCGACAAAGTCGATAACTTCGTCATGACATCAACTTCGGGTGCCATGGGAGCCTCAGTGACTACTCAGGTGAAACGACTTCGATGTACGCAGTCGGTGCCGAATGTCAGGCGGAGTCATGCCGCTCGATGCACGCACGGCCAGGTATCGGTAGTGTCCGTCGCGTACTCGCTGACTAAAGAGACGCAGCAGCCCGAGTTCGCTCGCGATCCACGCACGTCGCGCAAGCGCATGCACCCTCGCGCGTTCGCGCTCCGGCAACGCACTCTCGGCGGCCGATCGATCTAGCGTGAGAAACCCTTCGTGATAGACAATCGCTTCACCCGCATGCGCGGAGGCGATCCAATCACAGAGCAACTCCTCGGTCAGCGCGGGTCGCGCGCGCTGCGACGGTGTGATCCGGATACCGGATGACACCTCGCAACTAGTCGTTTCACATTTTTCAGGCATAAGCGGGCCCCTCGCCGCCTCCCGACCATCGGGAGACGACGTTTCATTGGTTGATGAAGGTTTTTACGGACTGAGCAGTTCGTTTTTCTCAGCCACCCCTACGATCAGGCGGCGGTCTTAAATCCGAACATGCGCAAGTGCATCTCTAAGTCGGCCACGCGCCGATAAAAGGTCGCCGATGACATACCGGACGCCTTCGCAGCAGCAGGCACGTCCTGATGGTGGCAAAGCAGTTCATACAGGCTGCGCTGCTCATCGCTCATCAAGTGAAACGCCGCTTCTAGGTCGCTTGCGGCACCACAAACGCGGGCGTGATCTTCAGGCTCTTGCCACAGCGGCCGTTGCTCCGCTTCGCCGGGCACTTTGTTCTCAATCAAATCGTCATTGGCTGCATCAAGACTAACGTGAGCCGCCTGGCCACCCGAGTACAATGAAACGACCTTCAGAGAATCGTCATCGTCTGTTGATGTGGGAATAAACCGCCACTTGTCTCTGCTCCGGTCAGACAGAAAATCTGCGGTGCGATGAGCGGAGACGACGCCAGTGAAGGTTCCCGCAGCGCCTCGCGCCGGATCGAACCCGGCGTGACGCTCGAGGATATCGAGCGCAATCTCCTGAAACAGGTCATCACGTTCCTCGTCCGTCAGCCCAGCGGTTACCGCCGCACGTCGCGACCGAGCCGCGGCAGCGTTCACCGTGGCGGCAATGAACGGATCATTCGCGACCGGAAGTCGCTTCGAATCTACGTCGTCCGTGCGGAGCATCGCGGGCGCTGTCGTCGCCATGACGGCAGACTTTATCAACGTGTTCTTGCTATCGGTCATTTCGATTACCTGTACGAGTTATCAGGGCCGCGGCTATTTGGCCGCTGTTAATTCCGGGAAGCACCGCAGTTGCGGCACCGACCGCCGCAATTGCGGCGAATCACTGATCGAGGCTCCGCTTAGCTGCCGCAAACTTGTCTTGTAGCGTTCTCTCCGACAGACCTTCCTTTCCAGGGAATCGAGACTCGAGCGCGCTAATAACAGCGGCCTGACTCGGGAACTGAACCCGTTTACCGCTCGACGACTCTTTGTCGACTAGCAGATCAAGCAGTGCGCCGATGATGTTTAAGTATGTCGTCTCTGCCCGAGGCGATACGGTGCGCACACGACTGTTACCTACGTCGATCTCACCAAACAAGAAGGCAGGCTTCTCCCCCTCAAATTCCCTCTCCATCCATTGCTTGAGATCTCGAAGAGCGACATATCTGCGGGCTGGCGGCACGTAATCCTCAATGATTCTTCCGTACTCATCACAGCAGTGCAGGAAGCTCCGCTCAATCGCGTAATGAATTGCGCGGCACTTTGCCTCGAGATGGTCCACGAAAGGACTATCGAAGACGCCTGGCTTTACCTCGACACTGAGGTCTTCTAAAGATGTCTCCGCTTCACTTGCAGGGACACCACACCACAACGCCGCTGCAATCGGGACTCGATAAACCGCAGCGTAAGCGAATAGTTTTTTTGATAGCGAATCCGATTCCGTATCCTTCATGACCTTACCTCAAAACCCCAACCGGAATTCTTTAGACCAAGCAAATCGATGCCACTTCGTGATTATGAAATTCATCACTACTCATTTCTTTGACCAATGAACCCGAATCGAGTGTCTTTTCCATTTCCAAGTAGCGTTAATTGATGGCGAGATATTTGCGCGGAAGTTTCGGATCCGCAAGCGCTGCAATGCGATAATTGCACGCGCGATTTTTCTACTTTAAACAATAGTTTATGTAGATTCCCGCTCTCGTCGTGCTGGTTTTCAATTACTGACTGCACCTCTACCGAATTCCGTCGTTGAATCACTAAGTTGTGAATATTCATGCTGAGATTCAGTCGAGTTCCGTTAGCACAAGCTGCTTACGCAACTGCAGTAATGCGCCTTGTAAGGATCGGCAATCGACCATCTTTGAGGCGCAACATTTGAGCCTTTGAGAAAGTCTCGCGAATAAACGGTATGAACATTCATGCCCCGCAATCATTCGTACCAATCGAGTTCCAGCGTAATCGACTTTTCACCGACCGCAACCGTCGGTTCCCTGCTGGCTCAGGGGGTCATCCGCTTACTCACAAGTCATCAACAACTTGATAACTTGCAAAAACCACGCGGTAGTACGGACGCCCCCATTAACGAGGAGTCCACCGATGATTGAGCCGGTTGTCGCCAGGGTCGCGAGCCTGCGAACCGCGCCCTTTGTGGAGTTGAAACAGCTGTGGCGCGATCTGTTCCAGCAGGAGCCACCGCCGTACAACCGGCGCTACCTCGAATCGCGCCTCGCCTACCGGCTCCAGGAACTGGCGTACGGCGGGCTGAGGCGCGAGACGGTGCGTAAGCTTGAGCAACTGGGGGATCAGTTGGATGGCGGCCAAGGGGAGATTCGGCGACGCCGAGCCGACAACCGCCCGACAGCGGGTACCCGGCTAATCCGCCACTGGCAGGGCGTTCCCCACGAAGTGGTCGTCGGAATCGATTACTTCGAGTACGACGGCCGACGGTACGGGTCGCTCTCGAGCATTGCCCGAGCCATCACCGGCACCAATCGCAACGGGTGGACGTTCTTCGGCTTTCCCTCAGGGCGAGGTATGGCATGACTACGCCTCGCCGTCTCAGATGCGCGATCTACACCCGCAAGTCCACCGAGGAAGGACTGGATCAGGCCTTCAACTCGCTCGATGCCCAGCGCGATGCGTGCGCCAACTACATCGCAAGCCAGAAGCCTGAGGGCTGGGTGATGCTCCCCGACCATTATGACGATGGAGGGTACTCCGGCGGCACGATGGAGCGCCCTGCTCTTCAGCGGCTACTGAAGGCGGTGCAGTCTGGGCAGGTCGACATCATCGTGGTGTACAAGATTGATCGATTGTCACGATCGCTTAGCGATTTCGCCAAGTTGGTCGACATCTTTGATGCTCATCAGGTCACCTTCGTATCGGTGACGCAGTCGTTCAATACGACGACCTCGATGGGACGCCTCACGCTCAACATCCTGCTCTCCTTCGCCCAGTTCGAGCGAGAGGTCGCCGGTGAGCGCGTCCGCGACAAGATCGCCGCATCGCGCCAGCGCGGGATGTGGATGGGTGGTATGCCCCCGTATGGCTATGACGTCGTGGATCGGAAGTTGGTGCCAAATCCCCAGGAGGCCGCGATCGTCCGGGAAATGTTCACGCGGTTTGCCGCGCTTCCTTCGATGGCAACACTCCTGCGGGATCTTCGCGCTCGCGGCATCACCTCCAAGTCTTGGACGACCCGAAACGGCAAACATCGCCTCGGGAAGCTCCTCGACAAGGGATACATCTACCGACTCTTCAAGAGTCCCCTATACATCGGGATCGCCGCCTACAAAGGGAATCACTACCCCGGCGAGCACGAGCCAATTATTGATCGCAGCCTGTGGGATCAGGTCCAGCGCCTCATCCAAACCGGTAGCCCCCGCGCCAAACGCCAGTACGCCCCCCGAACAACGCTCGCTCCATCAATCCTGCGCGGCCTACTCGTCTCAATGGAGGGACGCGCCTTTACGCCTCAATGGACCAAGCGAGGGACCAAGGTCTACCGCTACTACGTCAACACCGACGCGATCAAGCTCGGCGCTGACAGCTGTGAAGTGCGTCGACTTCCCGCGGGTGAGCTTGAGCAACTTGTCGTGCAGCAACTACGGAACATTCTCCGCTCCCCCGAAGTGCTCGCCCAAGCGGTACGTGAAGTGCGAACGCTTCGCCCGGATATCCCCGAGGCTAAAGCGATCGATGCCCTCCAGTCGATCGACGCCGTTTGGGAGGAACTCTTCCCGGCCGAGCAGGCGCGGATCATCCAAACCGTGATTAAGCGAATCACGGTGCGAAAGGATGGCGTGAGCATCGAGTGGTTGGTGGACGGGATGACCGGACTACTGCGCGCAACCATTGACCAGCAGCCTGCGCGACGTGCGGCATGATGAAAACCGAGCCCCACGCCGTGACCGAGATCGCCATGAACTTCCGTGTCAGAGGCGGCAGGAAAGTCATGATCTTGCCCGACGGCACTCGCGCCGTGATGCGCCGCGAGGCGACGATCGACAACACGATGGTGAAAGTATTGGCCCGAGGCTTTCGGTGGCGACGTCTCCTTGAGAGCGGCGAGTACACCTCAATCGATGCACTCGCCGCCGCTGAGAAAATCGAAGGCTCCTACGTATGTCGCATCCTGCGACTCGCTCACCTCGCCCCATCCATAGTTGAAGCGATCCTAGAGGGTCGGCATCCGCCCAAACTCACCATGAAGGATCTGATGAAGCCGTTTCCACTGGATTGGAAAGAGCAAGAAAAAGCCCTCCTGAATCGCTCTGTTTAG